TCAGTCCTTCATGATAATAAACCCCAGTACCGCCAGAAAAAACAGTACAAACAGGAGTGCTCCTCCAGCTACTGCAAATGCATACAGAACACCCATAGCAAAAATGAAGCCGATCAATGCCGTTAAACAGCCGCCTCCACCACCGCCGCGATAACCGTAACGACGTTCATCACAGTTACAGCCTCCTGGACCTGTGCAATCAGAATAATGGTGTCCGCTATTATCATATGACATTGGATCAGCTCCTTTTTTCTTTTGATTGTACCACATTCACCTCAATATTACATCTATCTAAAAGAATGTGCCAAGGCACATTCTCGCGCCTCGCGCGGTCGCTTGCGACAATCTACATCTTCGCACGAATGCGCATCTTTGGCATGTCAGTGCTTTTTTATGTAACAAGGAATTCCTCGGAATTTCCTGTTATATAAAAATAAGAACCTCGCAACCCCGCATAAACACTGGATTCTTGAGATTCTTATTAGTGGACCTGAGGGGAATCGAACCCATAACCATAGATTCCTTGAAAGCCCCATAAATAGCGTTTTCCTTTATTTTATGCAGGTTTCACAGGAATGTTATAAGCCTGTTTCTTGCTGTTTTTTCTCCCAAAAACGCTCTTTTTCGCAACTATGCAACACGAAATGCAACACGAATATGCTCTCTTAGATGTCCTGCATTCTTTCCCTATATGAATGTATTCTACATTTTTTGTTAAGGAATCGGCTCTTACTTATGCAGGACACCACCTCTTCCCTACTTTTCTACATACCACACTTCCATCGCACCATTAGTTTTGCTATGCCAACAAGCACCCTGAAGATCTCCGTCCTCCTGGAGATAATACCAGTCTCCAGAGCCGTCAGCCGGATCCACCTGCTTTGTGTCTGGATTCCAGCGGTGCCAGCCGGTCCGGATGTACCCGTTCGTCCCGAAGAGGTAATGGTGGTGGTTGATCAGGCGCCAGTCATTCACTACCCAGGATCCGTCCTCATTCTGCCACCACCAGCCGTGCGCGTCGTGCTGCCAGCCTTCTACGATCTGTTTTTCTTCCGCCGATGGCCATGTCTTCATGAACTGTTCCGGACTCTTAAATTTCTTTTTTATCCCGCTCGTCGATGATCCCCAGTCTGGCAACTGGAAGTGTGGCTTGTCCACGATGCTCTTCCAGGATCCGCCCCATTCCAGTCCGATCGATACACCGATCGCGCCGACTTTGGAAAAGAATCCATCTTTATCATAATAGGCACCGCGGCCGTCGGCTCTGTAAATATCAAACGCCGTGCCCCACTGATGATAGCTACTATAACTGCTGCCCTTTGCATTTGTGATAATTTTCCCCGGCTTAGTGCGTCCCTGTGCATACAAAGCATCCTGCTCTGCTGTTGTCCGGAGTGTTTCTCCGATCTTGATCTGTAGACCCTGTTCAGCGCATTTACGGATCAGCTCCGCAGCCAGTGTCTGGAGACGCGGATGGCATAATGTAATATCTCGCATAATCTTGTCCTCTTTTCTTTATAATATGAAAAAAGATCAGGATATGTTTTCCTGATCAAAGTTTAATTTTCTGGTATCTTGCAATCTTATTTTGCATATGCTATAATACCGTTAGGCAAGAAAAGATGTTATATGCCAGTGATGGCAAAGCGAAAACCCCGGAGTGGTCGAGACTCCGGGGTTTTCTTCTCATTTTATGTAGTTGAGCATCTACAGGCTAGTTACCGGCTATTTGTCGCCATCTAACCATTTGATGATGTAGTGGCAAACCACACCAGCCATGACGGCGACAAGAAAAGATGTTATTGTTTCCAATGACGGCACCTCCTTCCTGTCACCAGTTTGGGAGGCGGTAACATTGGCATTATAGCATACAAATCTGTTTCATTCTACATGTTTTGACATTCTTTGTTGCGACGTCGCAACGGTCATATCCCGGACCGTGACGGGAGATAGATGGATCACCTCCTTCTAATCTTTCAGATTTGTTTCATTGCTGCTATCGATTTTATCTTTCAGAACTGCAATGTACTTCATCAGCCACTCTGGAACCCGTGCTCCCATGCGACCGGCGTTTTCAGTGATAGACAAGGCCTCGTTTAATAAGTACCATACTGTTGTCAAAAGGGACAGCATCGCAGATGGCAAATGATATCCGAGATTTCCAGATGTTTTTGCTAAAATATAGTCAATCACAATGGCCACGGTAATTACGAATAGATATGCAATTTTCTTTGCAATACCCTTCGCTCCTTTCTTACTTGACCAACCGTAGGATACATCCCCTGGATGATCGATAGCTTCCACCATACTTGCGATCATCCCACTGATATAGTCAACGACCATTAAAAAGACAAGCAGCCCCAGCAAATAAAATGTGATTCCCAATTTTTCAGACAAAAAAGCGATTACTCCAGTTGCAAGCAGCTGGATTGTTGTACATGTACCTTTGCTCATTCTCATTTCTCCTTTTGATTTTCTTACTATATTGTATGTTTGTCCGTCAGATCAGTCTGTAGTGTGGCCGTTCCTCCCCGAATTTTCGATACCGGATCCAGTCATCCAGAACGATTCCGGCCAGGGACACCGGCAGCCATAACAGCATGTACTGTGGGCAGATCTGCCCCAGTATGTTGCCAGGCATTCCGCTGTAGTCCCAGACGTTCCAGCCGAGAGCCAGATTAACGATGCAGCCGGTCAGGAACTCAAGCACTGTAATTCCCACCGCACCGATCAGGACCTGCTTCCAGAGTGGCATAGACCAAGGAAGAACCTCGTTGATCAATCCCAGAAATATGAAACAGATCCCACCAAGCAGGAACATAGTCCAGTGGCTCCGGCCACGCCAGATCAGCTCAATCAATATGTACAGGAACCCACCAACATCAAACAGGAACAGATATTTATTCAGTAACCTGTGCATTCTTATCACCTGCACTCTCTTTCATCGATGCAATATATGCCTTGAGAACATCTGACTGGTACTGTTCCGGAACATCTGCGCCGTAATAAATTGTCTGGACCTCTTCCGTGCTCTCACATCCTGCAATCCACATATTGATGGCGTTGCAGTAGGTAGTGTGGTAAGATACGTAAGCCATTGCCGCGGATGTGATGAGCTGCATATCCTTTGCACTGTAATATCGACATGCCTGTCCGTCTGAGTGATACTCCAGCTGATCAGTTCCGGCCGTAAGCTGGACCTGTTTTCCGAAAAGATTAAGCTGATCATGGTCTGTCAGGGAAAAGTGCTCTGTGCTTCCATTCGTAAGCGTCACGTCCATACCGTCATAAATGATCTTATCGCACGCCTGACCGATTTCCTGTTTCTTCGCTGCTTTGATTTCTTCCAATGTCTCAGGGATCTTTTTATCCGGGATATTTTCATCCACCTTTGTAGTGATCCGTTCAAGCTCCTCCTGGAGCTTAGTTAAGTCTGTTTTATTCTCTCCGGATAAAACCGCAACCGGGTTCTTCGGATCCGACAGATCAACTTTTACGATGCTTTCTCCTTCTGGAATATCCACAAACATATATGGGATGCCCTGTGGCACCTCTGTTTCCCCGAAATAGACTGCTAATACTTTTCCTGTTAAATCGTAGATTACTAATGCTGTATTCATTATATGTACCTCTTTCCAATATCCTTATTTTTTTAGCAATAGAACACTAAGTCCTCTTGCATTTGACGAAACTCTAATAATGTCATTCGCCGCACATGTTATTGTCATATCAATATCTGCCCAGTCTACTCCACTTTGTAAGGCTTTACTGTTCTGTTTTACTGTTGTTGAAACATATCCGCTATATGTTGATGCACATATCTGAAGGAAATATGTTCCTGCAGTCAAAATTTTAAATCCATCTGTTCCGTTTGCACTTATTCCATTTGCAGACATCGCATACGCAGATCGTGAGGTAAGTGATGATTGAGAATGAAAATACGTTGCCCATATCGATGCTGAGGATCCCACCCCTACTGCATTCACCGCCACGTACCCTTTCCCATCATGATACCCTGCCGGAATCTTCCACGTCTGCTGTGCAGTCGATGGCGTAATCGTCTTACGATTCGCACTTCCTGTATAATTAGCCATGTTCCCCGTTACACGACTTCCGTTCACCCATCCTTCATACCCAGAGCGCACCACTCCCGCCGAGATCGCTGTTTTTCCACTCTGCACTCCCGTCTGTGACGCCAGACTGTTCGCTGTCACCTTGCCATATCCGTTATGATATCCGGCCGGAATCGTATAAGAACCACCACAGTTCAGACTTGCTGTCTTTGCTCCCTGGTTCGCCATCGTTCCGATCACCTTGCTGCCGTTCACATAGACCGTCTTTCCTGACAGAATGTCACCAGCACCGGCATTCGCCGATGTCTGCGACGCCAGAGACTTCGCAGTTACCTTTCCCTTTCCGTCATGGTATCCTTCCGGAATCGGATACGATTCCCCGCAGGCAAGCTCCGCAGTCTTCGCTCCCTGATCTGGCATTGTACCCTCTACGATCTCATCATCCGAATCGCTTGTTATAGCAGTTTTTCCCTGCAATACATCCTTTCTGGCGGCCGTAACATCATCCGATGATGTTCCACCACCTACGCCGATCGGGATCCGTACTTCACTCATGTTCACTTCCCCCTATGCTCCAAGATAGAATACAGTTATTGATATACATCTACCTGTTGATTTAATTTGCAATATATCATTAACATTGCATTGTATATCCATGTTGATATTTGCACATCCATATTGTGACGAAACACTTTTTTGAAGTACTGAATTTTTATATACCTTCATTTCACGAGTTAATGAAGAACCACTATATAGATGAGCAAATATTTTGTATTTACCAACATATTTAATTTTAAATCCATCCGTTCCATTTGCATCTATGTTGGCTTTATTTTGATTTGGATAAGTATTTATATTTCCATCAGTCGATGAATTCCAACAGTAAAATGAGCCAAAAATTGCAGCCGAAGATCCTGCCGCCGCTGCATTCACCGCCACGTACCCATTCCCATCATGATACCCTGCCGGAATCTTCCACGTCTGCTGTGCAGTCGATGGCGTAATCGTCTTACGATTCGCACTTCCTGTATAATTAGCCATGTTCCCCGTTACACGACTTCCATTTACCCATCCTTCATATCCAGAACGAACCGCTCCGGCTGAAATCGCTGTCTTTCCGCTCTGCACTCCCGTCTGCGATGCCAGGCTGTTCGCCGTCACTTTCCCGTATCCGTTATGGTATCCGGCCGGAATCGTATAAGAACCACCACAGTTTAAGTTTGCTGTCTTTGCTCCCTGATTTGCCATGGTACCTGTTACCGGTGAACCATTTACAACTGCTTTCTTATCTTTAAGAATATCACCCGCAGCCGCAGTTCCTGGCGTCTGCGATGCCAGAGACTTCGCAGTCACCTTTCCTTTTCCGTCATGATATCCTTCCGGAATTGGATACGATTCCCCGCAGGCAAGCTCCGCCGTCTTCGCACCACAGTTTGGCATGGTTCCCTCTACAATCTCATCATCACTGTCAGAGGTTACCGTAGTTTTTCCCAGAAGGACATTGCTTCTTAACGCCGTAACATCATCCGATGACGTTCCTCCGCCGATCGGAATCAACACTTCACTCATGTTCCACTCACTCCTTTCAGCCGGATCTTAAACTCTGCTGTCGGTTTCTTCAGGCGGCAGATCAGAGTCAGTTTTCCGTCTGCGCTGATCTCGGCCGCGTTGATCATCGCCGCCATCTTGGTCCAGGTCTTGACATCTGCGACACTGGTATCTGCCGTAACTGCCGACCAGAGCTCCGCCGGATCTCCAACCTTAATGTCGGGAACGGAGATTATCTGTGTATACGGCGCTGTCTCGCCGGTCCAGGTGGTGGGGACGGTCACGATGACATCGCGGAGTATTTTCCCTGTCTTTTCCCACAACTTAGCAATATCTTCTTCAATGGAAAGGATATCTTGAACCGATACTGTCCCGGCCGGATTCACGGTGAGCGTGATCTGTGACACATTCTGCACTGAGTGCTGAATATTGTAAATATATGCTGATGGAGAAATATCACTCTGCTCTGGCATCTCGTCCGGAGTTATCGCCCGTGTGACAGAAAACAGTGTTTCCACTCCCCCCTCAATCTTCGCATAAAGTCCGATCGTCTCGATCCGATAAGCCTGATTGATTGCATAATTGTCAAATCGTACGCTTATCTGCATTAAATTCCCGCTAAGTACTTTGCTGGCGGACGGTACTGCAGTCTGGACTACGTCCTGTAAGTCAGTCAGCGCTAAAATATCAGTTCCCTCCGGATATAAACAGTTAGACGTTTTCGCACTTGTAAAAGTTAATGGCTTCTCACTCGCTAACGCCTGTGCAATAAGATTTTGCCCTCCGTTTGTTACAACGGCTGCGCTATATACCCCCATACTTTTCCTCCTATCCGTTCGTTATTGTCTGGATCATGGTTCTCGATACCGCTCCGCCCACATATATACTGGACGATACATAGTTGGCAACCTGCTGGTTTGCCGTAATCTGAATATGCGCCGGAACAACGTCCCACAAAAGATTATAAAGAAGGTCGATGGCTCCATATCGATCTGAACTAACTTTGATCTTTATCTTGCAGGCTGCCGAATCAACTGATATCTCATATCCGTCTTCTCCGTAAAGCTCTGTAAGCTTATCCTGCAAAAATCTGATAGGAAATGGCGCAATCGTGTTATACTTTTGTAGCACTCGTGCTCTACGATATTCCAGATCGTCTCCAAACTGGTACGTGATCCCCAGGAGCTTTTCATAATATGCGATCGTCTCCTCATCGCAGGTTGCGATATAATTATTATCTTTCACTTTTTCACTTGTTTCATCAAGCTTATTAAGGCTGTATCCGTGCGCTTTCAGGATTTCCCCGAACTCGATGACCGGCCGGAAGTATTCCGGCAGCTGTCCTTTTAAATTTTCTTCCGCCTTACTCACCGTTGATCACCACCCTCCCCAATACCGGTACCTGCTGCAGTTCTGCAGTTTCCGTCAGTTTCAAGTCTCCACTCATCCCATTGATCTTAACATTGGAAACATTGACAACATCCTGGATCGTCAAGATGGAATAGACAATTCTGGAAACGTATACAGTAACTGCATACGTGATCTGATGGGATTTTATAGCATCTCCCCATGCTTTACAGAGCGTATCCAGATATTCCTGAATCTTCTGCCTGATCTGATTTTTATAGGTCTCAACACCGTTCGGCATTGTCTCGACAAAATCAATGTCGCATGTAATATTTAAAGTCAGCGCTGTCCCCGTTGTGATCGTCACAGCCGCGCCGATCGGTGCGATCCCATATCCGTCTGCGGATGGTGCGCTGCCGCCATCTTCCGGCGGACAAATGATATTCTGAACTTTCTGGACTATAACTGGAAGCGCCGGCCGGAGATCATCCCCGAGGATGCTGCAGAGGACTGTCCCTCCGCCTTTCCATGCCGGATATACCTGTACCGCTCCAACTCCTTCGATCGACAGGATCTCGTTTTTGTAAGAGGAGATATTTCCGCCGAATGCAGCGACATCAAACGTCTCATAGAACCGGCTTCTCAGCGCTTCGTCCGTCTCCTCTTCCGTTCCGGCCGCGATGATATCTCCCAGAACTGCGGAAGCAAGATTCTCCACCGGCGTGATCGGGAGCAGATTCCCTGAATAGTTGTTTCCAGAAGTTCCCGCATCCTTGCACTGCATCACATAGACGTATTCCGGCCCACCTCCGGAGATTCGGTCTCCGGTCACGAAGATCTGGGAATCCGCCCCGTTGATCGTCTTGAATTCTGATCCGGATGGAACTGCGGTGTTAAAAGTTCCTTTCCGGACGGCGGCTGTGGCCTGTTTTCTGGTAAGTCCTCTGGTCTGAACGATCTTATCCAAACAGTCACCGACTGCAGTAGCCGGGTAGGCGTTATCCTGGATCTGTTTTAAGATCATGTAAACCCCTTCCAGATACCAGGCCGCCGGTCCGATCGCAGTCTGGATCATACTGCCTTCCCTGGTATCGATATTGGGATCCACCTGATCCAGCATCTCTTTCTGAATTGCTTCCCTTGTATATCCACTGAAATCGATCACACGCTCACCTCCTCCGTCAATGTTCCATATACCGTTTTCACATCAAGGCTGCAGCTCAGCTTTCCCGGTACTTTTTCCGTAAATACAAAATTTTCAACCGCAAGGATCCGGCTGTCTCCGGAAAATGCATCCTCGATCCGGCGGGGAAGTTCACTCTCGATATAATCCCGTTCTTCTCCCACCAGGCTCTCCAATTCACTCCCGAAATCAGACGAATAGATCTGCCACCGGAACCGCTCATTCTGAAGGATGATCTCCACAGCCTGACGCATTGCAGGAAGTCCCTCGTCCATGCCGGTAATCTGTTTCGATGACCAGTCGATCAGGAATGTCCTTGTCGGTTTTTCCACATACTGCAGGGTCACATCGAGCCCCACACCTTCCGGTAATACTGCCATGATGACCTCCTTATGTGATCTTTGATAATACAATAAACTGCTGCCCTTTTTGCACGCGGAGCAGAAGGACCTTGTCTCCCGCTTTTAACCCTTCCGTAACTGTTACGGTTCCGCCGTCACCGCCCTTCACCGGCTCCGTCCGCTCGATGACGTTGCTTGTCAGGATCAGCGCATTCCCGGAGATCGGCGGCAGGGAAGTATCTGTCTGGATCGTGAGCGGAGAGGTCTTTATGACGGTCCCTGTAGCCTTGTCCGTCATTTTTATCGCATTCACATAATTTTTTACAATCTCCTGAATAACTCCAAGAAGTTCCGTCGTCATACGATGCTCACACCTCCCAGCTGTTCAAATGATTTCACTTCGATCTGCATGGTATGGTCCTCTCCTTCCCATTTCTGCGTCACCTTCTCAGCGAGAAGCAGTCTGGAAACAGCGAGGTCCTCAATATCTCCGATCTTGACCGGAAGGATCATACCGGCACGAATTTCCGGAATTCCGATAGCTTCCAGCTTCAACGTCTGAAGAACCCGGTTGTAATACTGGAGATATGCCTCACACATCTTGTCGATCTGCGCTTCATTCAGGTTCTCATCCACCTCATCATAATACTGGAGCAGTCCCCACTTTTTGATTGTATCGGTATCTTCATGCACGTACACGTCAGTGCGTCCGCTCTTTTCGTTCTTCCGTACGAGCTTCACACAGTTATAGGTATCTGAGTCGATATCACGCTTATACGTGTAATCTGTCACCAGACTGCCATCTCCTACCATTGTGTTCGTAAACCAGTTTTTCGCCTCCACAAGCGTCAATTCTCCGGCTTTATCGTACAGAATGAAGATCTTTCCGGTCTGAACGATCGTCTCTGACAGCGCGTCGAATATAATGTTCAGACAGTCTTCATCTTCTTTCAAGAACGTCGGGAACACATATCCGGTTTTCTCCAGTGTTCCAACCGTCAAGCCAAAATCTCCGGCGATCCGGGTGAGGATCTGTTCAAAGCTCATGTTGTCGAGGGAATAGCTGGCATTTGACTTCAAATACCGAAGCTGATCATAAGCGGTATAGGAAGTCTCCCCATCACGCGTCCGCTCGATCGTAAATACGAACCCTTTAAACAGCTTCATGCCATTCACCAGGTACTCCACGGAGCTTCCCTCCGGGATCCCGATCGGGCCATCCTCAAGACAGGTAAATTTCAGCTTTCCGGGAGAATCCATCCGGTTTGTCGTGAATTCGATCTCCCGGACCACCTCTATGTATTCCATGATCGTCAGCTGTTCCGATCCATCCGGCGCCTTTCCCCTGATCTGAATCTGCAGTGATTTTTCCATTGCTCATCACCCCGTAATCTGCAGCTGGTTTTCCTGTACCCATCCATAGGATCCGACATGGACCGGATATGGATTTCCGGAAACGATCCGCGTCACCGTAGTGCTCAGGTTGTTGGCCGTTCCATGTGGTCTCCCCCCATAGCTGTCATAGCAGTATTCCCCGTTTACGATCACCGCGGCACCGACACGAAGAACCGGGGATTCCACCGCCCTCGGAGTCTCTGTAGACGCCTCGGCGCTTGCCTGCCCTGCGGCCGGAGTCTTTAAGATCGAGACGACCTTCGGTGCATAGGAACGATACTCCTGTAATTCCAGGCTGTAATAGATATCTTTGGGTTCCCCGCCCTTATCCTTCGTCTCAAAGTTTGAAACAATACATTTCATATTGGTGTCGGATCCGCCGGACCTTGTAATGATCAACCGGCAGATCTGCTTTTTCTTCAATGCATTTTCAAAGTATTTCAGATAATAGGATGGCGCTTTTGCCCCACTGTTCACATACACGGCCTGGCGATCTCCCGGAAAAAAGGATTCCCAGGATACCTCTTTTAAAGATGGCTTCCTGGGAACCACGATCTCACCCACACCGATGACGTCATACGTTTTATGGTCTGTCGGATTTTTTATTTCAATCTCTTCCGGGTTTACCGGGAGTTTTATCTTCTTTCCGGCAAATACCAGATAGATCGAACATCCGATTTTTAATTTTGCCATGAACACACTCCTTTCATCATCCGTGCGATACCGATGTCTGGGAATTCATCTGCTCGATGAGCATCTTCCGGATATAATCCGTGACATCATCAGCCGTCAGATTTTCTCCGGCGGATTCCGGAACCGTCACATGGATCTCCGGTGCCAGAGTCTTTAATTCGATTTTGTTCATATACCGGCGTTCCGCAAGATCCCGGTAAATCTTCAGGTCTTCATCCGATAGTTTGATATCATCCACCTTGCCGACTTTTCCGACCTTCGCGACTTTATCGATATTGTTTCCGCCGGAAAGATCCAGATCACCAAAGCTCCCCGCAAGTTTTCTGATATCGAGATCCAGGTTATCCAGTTTGGAGCCGAGATTTGCACCGTAGTTTCCCCATTCGGCCGCTGTAGCACCGATATCAAGGTTTGCCATCCTCTCGATCTGGATCGCATTCTCTCCAAAGGTATCATCTACCCATCCGGATAATTTTCCACGGAATCCGCTCACAGCCCCCTGAAGATGAGAGCCTGTCAGTGCATCGATCGCACCGGCCACCGTCTCTACCATGCTGAGGATCGTATCCAGGGCATTCGAAAACAGATGTGCAATAGCAGCAACCGGATCATTAAATACATTCGCGAAGAACTCTGCAAACGAAGCGATCACATTCCAGAGTGTGGCAAATACATTGTAGCCAACCGCATAGATCATTCCGAAGACCTGTCCGACCCAGCCGCCAACCTGCTGCATCCCGATTCCAAACTGCTGCGCGGCGATCAATGCTCCCGCAAACAATGCCAAAAGAAGCAGAAGCGGCCAGTTCGCGGCCGCCCACGAAGCCATGTGAATTCCTGCCACCGCGGCACTTCCAAGCGCCGCCTGGATCGCCTGAGCCTTTACAAACAGGAATCCCACTCCCACGGCCGCCAGGATCGAAAGGATCATATCCATGTTGTCAGCAACAAAGAGCGCTGCCGATCCAATTCCCGACAGGGCATCCGTTCCGACCTGCGCCATAACGGACAGCAGCGAAATCGCTTCCCCGAGGATCTCCTGTCCCTGATCCGTCTGAATGAAATCATTCCAGGACTGTGCCATCTGTTTTACTTCATGCTGGACGATATTCTGCGCCTGCGTCATCGCATCCGACAGAGTCATCGGGATCGATTCAAACTTCTGATTCGTCTGATCCGCCATATCAAGCAGCGCATTTTTTACGACCGAAGCTGTAACCTTTCCGTCTTCTGCATACTGCTTGATGGATCCGGACGCCCATCCCATACTCTCCTCGATGGTCCTGGCAATTCCCGGAGCCGCCGCCAGGATGGAGTTTAAGTCCTGACCTCGCAGGACACCAGCCGCCATCGCCTGGGTAAGCTGCACCATCGCATTGCTCTGTTCCTGAGCCGACGCACCGCCGATCTTGAACTGCTTATTCACCTGCTCCGTGAATGCAATCAGCTCCTGGTTCGAAGAGAATGCATTTCCGGCATTCAGCCCCATCTTTCCGACTGCGTCTGCCGTATCGGAATAAGCCGCTTTGGAACGCAGTGCCGAATGATAGATCATCTCACTCAGTTCATTCGTTGTCTGAAAGCCGTCGTTCATGAGGTTTAAGCGGGCGTTGATCTGAGCCTGGGTGTCAGAGAAACCCAGAAAATCTTTCACAAGTTTTGTCACTCCGATCGCTGTTCCGATGCGCCTAAGCGTTTTTACAAGGTTTTCCGCTGAAGAGTTTGCATTCTTAAGCTGCTTATTATATTCTTCCTGTGCTTTCCCTGCTTTCTTCGTTTCTTCCTGGGCCTGATTCATCTTAGAGGAAAACTCTTCGATTGCATTATTTTGATTTGCAATCATCTCCGAAGTTTTAACAACCTGCTGGTATATTCTTTGTTCAGCAATCTCAGCCCTTGCGAGAGATTCCTGCGCACGAATTGTCGCAGTTGCCTCTGCCCCTTTACTGGCAGCCAAAGCCTGATATTTTTGAGCCAATGATTCCACATGGGTTTTCTGGGCTATGAGTCTTTGGTTCTGTGTCGCAAGAAGCGTCTGCTGAGAATCAAGTGCTGCCTTCATTGATTCAATCTGCTGCGTCGCATACACGGAGGACTGCTGAAACTGGATATTTGCCCCGCTCATTTTATCGAAACTCCCCACAGCCTGATCACCAAAAGACAGGAAGCGGGTAAATGCCGCTGTAAAACCATCCGTTAAAACAAGAGATTCCTGTATTTTACCCATTCACACCGCCTCCTCACTTGTTTTTCATCTCTTTCGACAACCGGTCCATCATCGTGAACATAAGAATCTTTTCCCTCAATGGCCGCTTCTCAAAGTCTTCCGGGAAGATTCCAAGGGAAACAAAAGCAAAGTAACTTGTCTCTGTCTCCCAGTCTCCTCCCGCTAAAAGTTTTTTGCGGCATCCATCAGTTCATTTGCCATCTTGACATCGTTGATCTCAGAAACCGCATCCATGACAACATTCTTTTCCCCGATCGTGAACATAAGGCTCGGCACCTCTGTCGGGTCCATGACGCCGTAGAAACTGCAAAGTTCTGCATCCTTGAGATTCGGTGTCTCCATGCAGGCCACGATCATCTCATTGATATAAGTAGCATTGTTAAAGACGCCTTTCACAGTATTCCTTTTTACGATCCTCTCGTTTTCCTTCGGTGTGATCGCCTTTACAATGAACGGGATCTTTTCCCCTTTCTCATCCTTAAAGTTTTCCAGATAAAACTCTTTCGTCTTTCCGGCCGGAACTGGTCTTAAGTATGCTCCTAAATTTCCCATGATCTTTCCTCCTATTTTCCTAACTGAGGCGGCTGACTGTTAAATGATTTCAGTACCTCAAAATCGCTGAATGTGAACTCGATATCGATCTGAAGGCTCTCCGCAGAATCATCCAGGATCGCGATCGGAATCTTCTTTAAGATGACGTTATAGAGCACAACGGTCTGGGTCCCCAACGAAGATGATGGATCATCGTTCGTGATCTGGAAGTTGATCGTCGGGAACTTTCCGGTCCTCTTAAACTCCGATAACAACGTTAAAAACGTCGGGGTTCCATAATAGATCGTAGCCGATCCGGAATACTTTAATCCTTTGACCTTTTCCTGTTCTGTCAGCGCTCCGACAACCTTAAACTCACCCGTCTGGACCTCAGCGCTGGAGTTAAATTTCTTCAGTCCAAACAGAAGCTCATTGCTTCCATTGATCACAGTAAACGCTTTTCCGGCCGCGCCGCGGTAGGAATCCTGCGCAAGTAAATATCCTTCATTTGCCATTCTTTACACCTCCTTATTCGCTGTCAGAATTGACGGATACATTGACGGTCATGTAGATCTTCTCGATGCTGTCCACCGGCTGGATCGCCACGTTTACAACAACGGCATCGATCTCGTTTCCGGCCAGGACTTCCACATCATCCGGGACAAAGTTCTGCACGCCTCCGTTTGCCTGCATCTCATTGAGATATCCGACGATCCAGCCCTTTAAAAGGTTTCTTCCATCGTCGTTGTTGTTGGTCTTCCCGATGTAGTACAGCGAGAACTGTTTATACACATCGTTACAGAACTGATTTAAGACACGCATCACGCGGTTCTTCGCAAAACATTTCTGTTTATCCACGGTGAAGCTGGTCAGCGTGTTGATATCCGTGCAAACTTTGACCGCATCAAAGGTATCAATGAACACGAGCTTGCCCTTTTGAATGGCTTCCTCGATCTCCGTATCGGTCAGCTTCGGACTTGCCTCCACTGCATTCGGATATCTGGAATATGTCAGGGACTGATTATACGGAGCACCTGCCTCCGCTCCGCCAAGCCACCAGGTTGCCTGCTGCGGAGTCAGCACTGTACCATCAGAGAGCTTAACGCCGTTTCCGACCGAGATCACCCACGCGGTATTGCTGTCCTCTGCTCCGGCCATGACGGCCTGGCACTTCCGACCGACACGCTCAGAAATCCGCTTTACAAAGGACGCATATGCTTCGAGCACAACCGACTCTGTCCCGTCGTACACCACGATATCGAACGTGTATTTTTCCAATGCTGTCAGGAATGCGGAATAATCTGCATTGGCGACCGTCGGATCCACACCGCCACTCAGAGCTGTTCCGGCTGTCTCCGTGAACGTGTTTCCGGTTCCCGAAAATGTTACCCAGGCATTCGCAGAAAGTTCAGAAAGTGCAGTTACTGTCTGTTCATCCACTGCCCGTCCATCCACGACCGTAGATACCACATAGGTTCCGCCTGTGTCCGGATCTTCCTGGACGATCATCGTGATATCATTTCCGCGGATGCCTTCATACAGTGCTGTCACCGATAAGGCACCGATCGTTCCGGATGCCTTGACGCCGCCGGTTCCCTTCGGACGATATAACAGGATCTTGATCGGCCCCGGTGTGGTATCGCTGCCCTTCATCATTTCCTTAAGGAATAACGCTTTCTCATTTGTGACATCATAGCCGATATACGGAGTCAGGTCTTCTCCCGGAATGATCGTCTGAATGACCTCACAGGGTCCCCAGGAAAGCGGCTCTGCGATCGCCACAATTCCCTTTTCTCCGATACTTGCAGAAAGATTCCCGCTTGATTTCGTATTGATATACACGCCCGGCTGGACCTTATTCTGACTCATCCATGTTCCACCTGCCATGTTTTATCTGCCTCCTTTCAAAGCTGTCTCCAGGGCGTCAACCGCCTCAGAGATCGTGTATTCCGGTTCCTTCAGGATCACCCTGGCGAAATCCGGCTGATATGCCGCAAGACGGCGGCTTTTTAAAAGTTTCTCTGTGGAGTACTTCTTGTCCTCCGTTTTCTTAGTCGTTTTCTTTGATACCGACATTGTTCTCCTCCATCTCCTGCATCAGGTTTTCCGTTTCTTTCACCAGGATCCGCGTCCGGATATGGAACTGGTAATGCAGCTCTTCATCTTCAATGCTCCACTGCTGATCCTGCACCGGAACCGGAACGCTCTTTCCGCTGCCGTCTGTGTATGGGAACGGATCCAGATTCCGGTCCAGAAACTCCGCGATCTCATGGATCTTCCGGTTTCCGTTTACCAAGTTCCGCTGCTGTACAAAGACAAGATCCACGCCGAGATCACGGAAATAGTGGTTTCCCACATGCTCCTCGATCGTGGACGGCATGAAGAAAAGAAAGAAGCTGGGAAACCTCGTTCCCTGCTGGTTTGGGCTGTCATATACCGGATAGTCCGGATATGCTCCGGTAAGCATACCGGCCAGGCTGTCGATCACATGATGTAAGGAAAAGATCATTTGAACGCCTCCTCTACCCGTTTTTCCAGTTCCGTCCGGACCACATCCCGGTATCTTCCGATTCCTGCCTCTTTCATGTATTTCCCCTGCACATAGCTCGTTTTGGTTCCGACCATGATACCGCCGGATCCATCCGGACTCCGCTCCAAGAGATTCCCATTGATGATCAGACCCGGAACGAAATGTTTATCGACCCGGTGTCCGTCATTCACATAGGATGCGTACTGCATGTTGTTATTGAGTTCCGTCCGGACACTGCCGCCTGTCACGACCGGCGTTGTCACGCTGTCAGTCACCCAGTGCTGTGCCATCTGACCGCTTCGCATGTTGGTGCCGGCCAGTGTTCCATCATTCGGCGGGGTCTTCTCTGCGGCCACACGGACCGCCTCGATCGTAGCGCCTTCCGCGACTTCTGCCATAATCTTCGGGACATTCTCCCCGGCTCTTCTCAGTTCATCCAGGCGTTTTCTCATCTGGCTTCCGAAGCTTGACATCTGTTCACCTCCCGGATCCGATCAGGTTCTCTCTTAAGAGTGTCACCTCTTTATGTTCCAGACCAGTGAGCGCACCGCCGATCGGATCATAAAAGTCCTGCGGCGGTCCGGCGAGATACCGTTCCGGTTCGTTTGCATGACCGGTATTTCCCCCTCGGATCACATACAACTCATCTCCGGCCTGGATGTCCACAGAAAGATCACAGGAGAGCTTATCCTCTCCTCTGATCCTGGCGGCATTGTCGGTGATGCTCGGACTTCCGGTTCCTGTGTGATACACGCGGCACGGGACCTTCTCCGCAACCGTTTTCCGTTCCTGCCTGGTAACATTCCCATCCTTTACCGGAACGACCCGGCAGACGTCCATGAGATCGGTATACCAGTTTTTGAAAATCGGATTGTCAAATAACATACATGCCTCCCATCCCCACCAACCGGGCGAGTGTTGCAAGCTGCTGTCCGTACTGCGTGGCGTTCCAGCTGCCCCATTTCTCGGTTCCGATCGTTACAGCGGAATTATCATAACTGATCTGGGTATCGCCCATTGTGGCGCTCTTAATGACTCCGGCCGGCTGTGCCGCCGCGGCCACCTGCGACGCCGATGAGGATTCCGGAGCGTATGTTTTTAAATACATCGCTCCGAAATGTGCCAGGTAAAGCCCCGCAGCATACCGCCACATGCTTCCCCAGCGGGATGGAAGTACGCTGTCGTTGACCTGGTTCAGAAAGGACGTTAAGATTCCTTCCGGAAGAAGATCCGTAAACTGCGGGAAGTCTTCCAGAAACATCTCTTTTGAATACGTTCCCTGTTCTCCCGGCTGGGTGAGGTTTGCCGCCTGCTTCTTCGCCGCTTCAAACTTCGGCGCCATCGGATTCGTTCTTCCATATGGCCACATCGTCATCACTCTCTCTTTTTATTCCTGGCGGATTTCTTTGTGTCCTCTGCTGCAGCTTCTTCGGCTTCCGGATCCATCTCCGGCTTTTCGGCATCCGAGCGGATGTCATGTTCTGCCGCAAGTTTCTCTGCCACTTCGTCAGCCTGATAAAGCGCCCGGTCTTTTGTTCCCCCAGGAACGGCAATATTGCCGCCCTGGATTGCTCTCTGGACCAGTACGCTCTCCGCTACATCTTCCGGGATCTCCCCGATATAATCCTTTTCGATCCGGTAAAACGAGCCATCGGCCCGTCTCACCAGATAATTTCTTTTCGCTATAATAAACATGTGTTCCCTCCTTAAATTCCGTCTACATAGAGCATGGTCTGGTCGTAGAACATCTCTACCTCGGACAGATTTCCGGCATAGGCAGTGTCAAAGCAGAAGTCATTAGTGTTAGAGCTTGTCATGGCTCTCGTCAGCGGTACCAGCTCATCCATCGCAAGGAAACGTTCCTCATTGCGATAGACCACCATACGATCCACCCCTGCATCTCCGGCTCCCTTGCACCACTTTGTTGCTGCGATCACAAGATCGGATCCGTTCTGCTTGGCAACGTTGTTCTCGAGCAGGAAGGTTAAGATCGTCTTTTCTGCCAGATCTGTCACCTTTGTGGTTGCGAGGTAATTGAACTGCTCATACGGCATGATGATATGGTTCGGAATCGCTGCATTATCGTTCTCGGAGGCATTCCACGCTAAGAGGATCGCCTCGTTGATGTCCTTTAAAATCTGATCCGGCGTCTTGTCCTTGAACTTTGTACTGGATGTCGTTGCGCCATTGGATGCCGCGTTTGTTACGGTGACATCCGGATTGTTTAACAAGCCTGTGGTGCCAAATCTGGAAAATCCCACGTAGGTATTCTCATCCATGTGTTTGTCGTAAGTCAGGCGCAGGCCGTCACGAAGGAGACTGTCCATGTTGCGTCCGGTCATATTACCACGCTGCAGATCGACCCACATCACACGGGTACCTTCGGCAACCACGTGGGTTTTATACTGTCCTTTCGAGAAGTCTGCCTGTACCATCGGGATCCCGTTCGCGCCGCCGGAATGCATCAGGTTATCCCCGGAGCCTCCAGTGATGCCGTAACCCACCTGCATCGCGGAAACAAACTCTGCCCAGCCGCCGCCAACACGGATCGGGATATCTCTTGCGTATGTGAAGCTTGTGAGCGGTGTCCGAACGAGCGTATCACGCTTCTCAAGCTCAGCCGTGAGGAACGCCTGTCCGGAGGCAATTCCGGCAGCGTCCATTGTAAATGCACCTGCGTTTACGGCTCCGGCAGACCCGCTCACCGCTTTATCTAAGTTGTATGTACCTACATTCTTAAATGCCATGTCTCGTTCCCTCCTATGCGTTTAAGATGGTCAGGATCCGCATCTCTGCCACGCCATTGGCATCTGCGCTTCCCTTCCACTGTGCGTTTGTCAGTTCCACGTTCTTTCCGGTATCTGCTGCCGCTTCGAAGCCTCCGATAACTGCCTTCGGGTAAGACTCATTTTCCACGGTGCGGATATAGACCTTTCCGCCCGGTGCCGGTGTGCCATTCTGGCAGATCACGTTCACACAGCCGCGCTTCATGACCGGCACGGCTTCGTTTTTGTGATATCCGCCCTCGTTCTGGTTCATATAATCCGTTGCGGATTTTACCTCACGAAGTGCGACACCGACGAACTTTGCCGCTGTGGATGCTGCTTCCCACGGTTTTACTGCTCCCGCGGTTCCAAGTACTACCGGCGCACCGAATGCAATCTCACCTTCGCTCGGATGGGTGTCTACCACCATATCTGCCTGTCTTGCATAGCTTCCGGCATAGCCGTGCGGCATGCTCTTTCCAATTACCTGTCCTCTCATCAGTTATTCTCCTTTCTCTTGTGCGGGTTTCTTGCGTCATAAGCGGCCTGACACTGGTCCACATCCATGACCGGCGCTTTATCAGCTGCATTCTTTGCGTTCGCGCGGGATGCATTTAAGATCGCGCTGATATCGCTCTTCGAATCGTTTGTGGTAACAAGTTTGATCAGCGCATCAGAAACAGCCTGTCTCTGTACCGGATCCTGGATCGCGGCCACGGTCGGACGCATTGCCTTTAAGATTCCAAGAGCAACCGCCTTGTCCATGCCTTCCGAAGACTTCCCATCCATCTCCTCGGCCGGAACGACTTTCGCATCGCCTTTCTTTTCCTCTTCTTTTTCCGGATCTTCGTCTTTGGTGCCCTCTAAGGATGCGATCGCCTCATCCATCGGATCCTTTTCCTCTTCCTTTGCCGCTTCATCGAAGATTGCCAGGAGCTTATCAACTTTCTTGTCAAGCGCATCCAGGAAAGCTGCATCCTTTGTCGGAGTCTTTTTCTCCTCTTTCTCTTCGTGCTCCTCCTTCGGATCTGTCTTGTTTTCCGGACCTGTCTTTTCTGCCTCCGGTTCCTCCGCATCCATCGCGGCCGCAGCGTCCATGGCCAGACGCTCGATCTCTTCCGGGCTCTTGTCCTTTACCGCCTGCCCGAAGATCTTGAAAAATAATCCCTTTTTGCTCATTGCTTTCCTTTCCGGCTTCTCTGCCTTATTTTTATCTGAATCTAAAATAGCGGCCCGCTTCCCGGCTCTTCCCCGGTCCACAACCGCTACATGATTCCCTCTGATGTTTTTCTGGCTGTATGTGCCATCTGCATTCTTCACATAATCACATTCATACCCACAGCTGATCTCCCGCTTTCCATTCTGGATCGCATCGATCAGATCTCTGTCGTGGATATGAAGATCCGCGATCATGTAATCCGCCCATTCTCCGACTCCTCGCCGGATGTTCTGTGCATGACCCATCTCATATGTTTTCACGTCATCCGGTCCGATCAATGTCGGCGGATGATCATTCGTCACCGGCTTGCCCTCAAAAGAAGCGAGTGCCGCCTCAGAAAACACCTCATCCGGAGAGCGGATCACCGCGATGATCTTATCGGCATTCCCATCGGTAAGTCCCAGCTCCCTTCCGAGATAGTCCTGCGATCCGGTGCGGGCGATCGGCACATTTTTGCAAATCAAAAAGCCCTCGCCAGTCTCGATCTGGTTTGGGCTTATCGTGTATCCGTAATATGCAAGCATGTACATTCCTTTCTCTCTATGATTTTATTGCACCTGGGGCACCTTTTTACATAGCCGCCATACGGACCGGAATCCCGGCTCCAGTGCTTCCGGTACTGGTGTCTGCACCGGCGCTGTCTGATCCATCTGAAGATTCCCATTGTGATCACCTCCTGCTGTTGCGACGTCGCAACGATACGTCTTATTTAATTTCAACGCTCGGAATCAGTCTTTCCGGGTAAAATACCAACTCATAGTGGTATTTATCTGTTCCGTTTGGTTCTGTCTGCTCCATCACATAACAGGTCCAATCATTCAGATAAATATAATCTTTGTAATACTGGTCCTGTCCTGTTTTAATCGTTACCACCAGTTCGTTGGAACTATTATTACTGAGTGCCATGTAACCCTCAGCCTGGAGCATAATAGTATCTGTCCTTGCGTTTGTGACCGTAATTCTACGATAGACATTAAATTCATTTGCATCTTTGGACAGGTTGTGATTTACCGTGGATGCCGTTGAACAGCCAGACATACAACTTGCTACACTCACTGCCATAAAAAATGCTGCTATTTTCTTCTTCATTGTCTTTTCTCCTTAAAAATGGGTATAAAAATACCACCGGCCATTTTTGACTGGTGGTACTAATCTATTATTTTGATTTCTTTAATTTCATGCTCCATCACTTCTGTTTCCCACGGAAGTTCTTTTCCATCCTTTAACGGTCTGTGCAGAGTAATACTTGCCTCTTCTGGATCATTATCGTATGCCGAAGAAAATTCCGTACACATTCCAAACAATTCTGATCCGTCATTTAAATAAATCTGCACATTTTTTCCTTGAACCTGATACATTTCAAGTTCCTTGCCTACCAACATAGCTTACTCCTTTCTCGGCACTATATGGACACCATCTTTCGAGTAATGAATCACAAAGCTATTCGTTGGCGTCTCTTTCCCCTCCAAGTTAACGCATACTCCAATCTGACTTTCAACTGTAATGCACTCTTTTCCGGTAAATTTATTATTGCTGACTGGTGGTATTATCCCTGGCTATAAGGGCACTTGGAACATATTTCCCGTGCTTTTTCGATATTCTCAATTTCTTCCAATTCTTTTGTAGATGACACCTTAAAAAAACGATTCAGGCACATCATGGAGTCATAACACAAATCTGCGCATATCACTTTTTTGTAAGCGGGGCAATAATGATCCGCTTCATAATCCAAATCATAAGCCATTTTTTCGAATCACCTCCAAAATTGTGCATGTGCTGTCATCAAAATCACTGCTGTTCCAAGCCGTCTTGTAAATCCAGTCCTCCCCGTTTTGGGTAATTACGCAGACACCAGAAGAACTATAAAATGCCTGACGTCTTCCTCCCCACTGTACAAACATGCAATGAGCATTGTTCATGTAACTACGAATATCGTCATCCGCTATCTGCCTTTCCATCATACGGTGCATGATATGATAAGGATCATGCTTTCCTTCCGGAAGAATAAATGCTTGTTTCTTTTGCGGTGGCAGGGGAATGCCAATATTTTTAATCCCAAGTTCTTTCAACTCTTGTGCAACATTATAATACTTCTTGTTGCTGGATGGATACTTTTCTAAGTACCCTTTAAGACCTTTTATATACTCCCATTTTTTAACATCATTATACTTCAGATCACGGAACTTAGCAAAGTCTTTCGGCACATCATTTCCAAGAATTGAACGGTATTCCTTATGTTGCTTCATATCCCTCAAAAGCTTCTGCCGGTTCCGTTCCTTCTCCCGATATGCCACGATCTGCTTCTTCGTTCTCGGATCCCGGTTCAGAGGGTTCTTCTCGATACTCGAAAAATCCTTGTCCTTCTGGATCCGCTCCGCGCTCTTGCCGATCGTGGTGTACTTGACCAGGCTGTGCAGGCAGTTCGGATGGATGTTCAAGTAGGTGTTCGACAGATCATTACTCCCATACGGATCGACCTTCCCAAACGCTACCGTTAACGGCGGATAATCCGGATTGGTGCCGCTCTTCGAGTACACACGCCCTTCTAACGGCGCACATACTGGACAGGTTGTCCCGACTTTCGTGATCTGCCAGAGATCATATTCATCGGATGTCAGGAGTGCTGCCACTTCCGCCTGTCTGGCCGTCGTCCGGACCGCCATGTTACCGTAAGCCTGCATGCTCCATTTCCGTCCAGCTTTGTCCGTAAAGCCGGTGATTCCGTTCGTCTCCATCTCTTTTACAAGATCCTGGCTGCTCTTGATCCACGGCTTTCCTGCTGCCTCCTGCCGGAGGATCTGTTCCAATGCCAGTTTCCGGTACGGATCATTCTCCAGCCTTGCGATCGTAAACACGTTCTCAACGCTCCTCTTCGCCGTTCCCGCCATCTCCATGAGTTCCCCTTGAAGATTGTTCGCCAACTGCTCCATAATGGCGATCTGGGTCACGGAGCGTGTTCCTGTGATCGTCCTCGCGTTGGTATACCCGGCGGCATCTTTATCCGAGTGATAAAAGATCTTTTCGATCATCACTGGCACATAGCTCCAGGAGGTGTCCACCATGTTCTGAAGGATCTTCTGGACCCGATCCAGCGCCGCTACCTCGGCATATTCTACATGCCCTGCGGCACGTTTCTGGGTGATCTCTCTGATCAGTTCCTGCTCTGTCCGGAGGAAAAGATTTCGAAGCAGCGCCGTAACATCAGCCTTCTTTGGCGGCCGGATCTTCGTTGCCATCGCCTACATCATCCTCCCCTGTGCTCCCTGGGAAGGAAAAGCCCGCCATAGGATCCTGCATGCTGCGGGACTCCGAGTAGAACTTTCCTTTCCCGGCTTCGATTGCTTCATCCGTGATCTTGCTGTAAAGTCCTGTCTCATCGGACAGACTCTTCAGTTCCTGCATAGCGGTTGCCGCATCAATCAGGTCATTCTGATATGCCGCAAGGACCGCATTGCTCTTCCGCTCTGTGATCTCCGCCACGTCTTTCGCATCCGGCGTCTGCATCGGCGGGAAGTCGATGTCCATATCGTCCGGAATCCTGCCCCATGCCGATAGCGCCATGATCGGGAGCAGCCGTTCAATGATTCCCCGGAGCTCCGTCTCCCGCAGTCCATCGATGTAATCATAATAGTTCTTCAGGTCGGATTCTCCGGTGGAGTTCATGCCAGCAGGCGAACGTCCAAACAGCTTCGTCACTGGCGTCCTTGCGGCTCCGGCCACGTCCATCATGACACGGTCATAGACATCCGGAAGTCCGGTAAAGGTGTACTGGGTATTGTGGATCGCATCCCCCTTGTTGATCATCCGGGTTCCGAAGTTGCTCTCCATCACGGACTGGGCTGCCAGTGTATTCCAGAAGCGCCGCTGGATCTCAGCATTCGCGGATCCAAGCAGCTGATCCAGTCCGTCAGTCTCCTGGTAGTTGATATTCGCCCGGAATGTAAGTGCCGCAATGTTCCCGGCCACGTTGTCCCGGCGGGTCAGCTCCTCATAGATCGCTTCAACCTCCGACTCCCCCCAGTACTGCTCGGTCACCTGCTCCATCCATGGAAGCTCCCTGCCGATGAACCGGATCACCCGGCTGTGATGAACTCTCGCCACCATGGTCCCTGTTTCATCATTCCGGACCGTGTAGAACATCGGAAGCCCGAAGTCTGGATCTTCCGGATTCGTGACAAGCTCTCCTTCCGGGTACACTCCGTTCCAACGATCCAGAATATGAAGTCCAAGAAAGCTTCCCGGCATGATCGTGTCAAGGCTCAGCGTCTGGCTCATGTCGTTGTGTCCCTTGATCAGGATCACGCCCACCGCGCCGCCGTAGAGCCGTCCCCAGTACATTCCAAGGAGCAGCTTCTTCCGGATCTGTATCCGGCGCTCTAACTGTGTCATCTGCTTCAGGTATTCCGGTGCCACACTGGTCCTCAAGTCGTACCATTTTCTCATCATGTCGTTCGGGATCGTTGAGATAATATTCTGAATAATCCAGTTCTCCCGATACAGGCTTGTCAGAAGCTGATAGTTCTGCGTCATTCTGGTCATCGGGTACTCTGTTGCCTGGAGAAGATCCAGCGTTCCGAATCCGATCCTTGCCGCAGGATTAGAAAAGGCGTCCATCGTCATGACGGGCGCCCTCGAATCCATATTTTGTTTTGTAGCCGCCCTTGTCTGGCGCGACGTCCTTTTCTTTGACATTTAACTTCCTCCTATGCCCCGATCCGCCACTTTGGAAGGACCGTATAGCAATAATATCTTAACGCATCCGGGCCGTGATCCTTCTGCTTCACGGGCTTTTCCTCGCCCCGCTCTGCCGCCTTGTCGTCCCAGACGTAGGACCGCATCTCTCCGAGCAGTCCCTTGCAGTTTTCTTTGTTGATCCGGATGTTCCGCTTTGCCAAGAGCGATCCGACCACGCGGATCCCGTCCTCCACCTCGTTGTTCGCCGGTTTTACATACACGCCACGGCTGCGGAGCTCTGCAATAAAGGATGCCGCTGACGGATCCACAACGACCATACACTGATCTTCCGGATCTGCTCCCATAAACTCCTCCATATCGTCTGCATACTGCGAATCTGTCCTTTGCGGGTTTCCGCTGCGTCTTGCTTCCTCTGACCGGCTGTCCCAACGGTACTCCCGATCAACCCACAACGTTTCCCCATCGTCCCACACCTCCAGAAATACGCAGGGGTTCGTGGTACCATAGTCCACAGTGATCGTCTTGGCTGCCGTGCTCTTCAAGCCTGCCGGGCGTTCCGCGTTCGTGTACAGGTTCTCCTTCGTGAGCATTGTGTAGATCAGACCTTCCGCCACTGCCCACATGCCCTTGATATACCGCAGATAGAAAACCCCGGCGTACATTTCCCGGTACTTTGCCTTGACCTTTTCCGAAAGACTTAAGTTGTCATCCATCGTAAAGTGAAGGTACAGGAGCCTCTTTTTCTTCCGCTTATCGATCCACTCAAGCTTGAACCAGTGCATCGGTCCCGCCGGGTTGCAGTTAAACCACCAGGTTGCGCCCTCAACGGAGCAACGGCCCGTTGCCTGATTGACGAAGCTCTCCGGCATCAGGGCGACCTCATCAAAAAAGGCTCCCGCTGCCGTGATACCCTGTACCAGGTCCTGGGAACCTTCGTCCTTGCCTCCGAAGATATAAAAATAATTGGTCTTGCCGTTTCTGGTGACTTCCAGCATGTTCGGAAATTCTCCGGAGATGTGGTAGATCCAGTGATACCCGCGGCTGGTCAGCATCAGCTTGAGGTTCTGCAGCACATTTCGCTTGAAGGAGCTTATCGTCTTCCCCGCCATGATGAAGTTCTGGCCGTCATACTTTGACATCGCCCACATCACATAGGACAGGCTCATGCTGACGGTCTTTCCGGAACGGATCGCTCCGTCCGCGATAATGCCGACTGCATCCTTTACCGGGCTCTTGTCCGCCCACCAGGTGAATATCTGACGCTGTTTCCTCGAGAATGGCTGAAACTTAAATATCGGTCGTTTCTTCTTCATCATCTCCGTCTTCTCCTTCCATTGCTCCCGGATCCCAGTCATCCGTAGCGGATTCGTTCAATGCATCCAGGAATCCGTCGTCCTCCGACTCTTCCTCCACATCGGTTCCCAGCTTCGACTTGGTCGCTGCCATGCGGAGCTGCTGCTCTTCCAGATCGGTATCCGACTTGGAGGTCTGCCCCAGAACATCCTTGATCGCCACATACGCTTTCACGTTCCCCGCCAAGGCCTCTTTGATCATCGCCATGTTGACCGCTGATTCCAGGGTAGAGTCCAGCCCCATTGCCTTAAGGATCGGCGTCCATTCCGTGCTATCTATTTCTGTCGTGAGAAGAGTATTGAGTGTCCTCCGGAAGTCTGCTTTCCTGCGTCTGGCTTCACCGGATGCCTTGCCGCCCGCTCGCCCACGTTCTCTTGCTTCGCTCTTGGTTCGTACAGGTTTTAAGTTTTCATTGTTGGCCACTCACCTCACCTTCCAATCTGTCTGATTTTGGGTAAAAGAAAAGAGCCACGCGGTGGTGGCTCCTTTCCTTTTATATCTATAAATCTGCCTTCTCAAACATTTCAAAAGTAGCATTTTTTGCATCCATAGTAAGAGTGTCTTTTTTAAAACTTAAATAATCCAAAAGATTCACTCTTTTATCAATTATTACGTCCAAATCCGAGTCCGATAACGACAACATAATCTTAGGTTGTTTTGTACTCTTATGAAGTAAATAGTTATTATATGCAATCCTTATATCTTCCGCACTTGCCTCACCTCTAGATAGAACAATTCCAAGTTTCGCTTCATTAGAAGACATAATATCAGATAATTTATGGAAATATGTGTTTGATGGAGTTTTTCCTTTTCCTGATTTTTCCATCTCATTTTTACACTCTATGATAAAATATGGAGTTAATAACTGCATAATAGTCGGAAATGTTTCTGAACTAAATGGGAAACGCATTGTACAATCAAATTGATTTGTGTTTGTATGTATCTTATTTGTACCACTTATTGTTTTTATTTGCATAAACAAAAATAGCGCAAGTTCTTCTAAAGCATCTCCCTGGCTTTTACTCGTTTTAAACGGCCCGTTAAGTG